CAGTAATTACTATCATACTAGCAAGTTATGGAATCTACAAAGGATTTTTTGCAAACAAAGGATTGACAGATCCTTGGGATGATCATGATGACTAAGTTAATTGAAAAAGATGATTCACAATGGTTTGCACAAACAAGTGATAAACTATATGATCGTCACCACTATAAGATAGTTTGCCAAAACAAATCTTTTGTGGTAGAATCTTGGGACGAGGTTCAAGAGTGGTGGTGGAATAATTGTCGTTCACCTTGGTTTGAAGGAACAGTTATCCATATTATTGATAAACCAAAGAAAAAATCTAAAGGTTTTGCTTAATTATGAAACACATTCTATTTGATTTAAAAGATTGCCCTTTTAAACTTTTGGATGATGCAAGATTTGTTCGTAATAGTTTATTTCACGCATCTTTATTATCTGAATCAGAAATTATTAAAATTGATTTTCATAAGTTTCATCCTCAAGGTGTGACCGCATTTGCTATGCTAGCTGATAGTCACATTAGTATTCATACTTGGCCAGAAAAAGGTGTTGCAAAGTGTGACATTTTTACTTGTAGTGATAAAGCAAAACCAGAAAAAGCAGTAGAATACTTAGGTGAAGCACTTGAAGCAGAACAAATTGACTCTGACACTTTTGATAGATTATTATGAAAGAATTTGATTATGACCTCGATTACAAAAACATTGATTTTACAATTGAAGAGAATCGCAAACTTTATCGTATTGGAAGGGGAGAGCAAGGAGTGCTATTGGTACGGCCTTACACTAACGATATATGCTCTCATTGGAGATTTGTAAATGAAACTACTGCTCGCAAATCTGCTGATAAAATCTACTCCATGTTTTGTGAATATAAGAAGCAACAGGATTTCATTGGAATGGATATGGCTAGGAAGTTTCTTGAGATGGGATTTACTCGCTCCCGTAGGTATGCAAATCATCCTAGTGGAAAGAAGTACGCTAGAGATGGTTCCGTATCACCGCAGTCGCCAACCGCACTACACTGTGAAAAGTCCCGTTCTGCAAATGTTTTCAAAAAAATGAGAGACAAAGTGGCAAAAGATGAAACCTATGTTAAAATGAGAAAAGAATGGAGAGGTGCAGAATGATGAGTCCTTTTAATATTGTCAGAAACACAAGAGAAACTTATGATAGGTTTCATCAACAAAATATTACAGAGGTTGAAGTTCAGTTTCAAGATGAAACACCAACTTGGATACCTTTGGAAACTTTAATAGCAATCAAATCTTACTTAGGAATATCGGATGAGTGACTTTATATGGGTTGAAAAATATAGACCCGACAAAATTGATGATTGTATTTTACCAACAAGTATTAAAAAAACTTTTCAAGGTTTTGTTGATGCTGGTGAGATACCAAATATGTTATTATCAGGCCCACCAGGTATTGGAAAAACCACGGTGGCAAAAGCATTATGTAAAGAATTAGGTGTAGATTATTATGTCATTAATGGATCAGATGAAGGTAGGTTTCTCGACACTGTTCGGAACAACGCGAAGAACTTCGCATCTACAGTCTCTCTTACGAGTGACAAAAAACATAAAGTCATCATCATTGACGAAGCAGACAATACCACTCCCGACGTACAGCTCCTTCTCAGAGCGAGTATTGAGGAGTTCTCTGGAAACTGTAGATTTATCTTCACTTGCAACTATAAGAACAAAATTATTGAGCCGTTACATTCGAGATGTGCTGTTGTTGAGTTTGGTATTAAGGGTAGACATAAACAGGAAATAGCAGCAGCATTCTTTGGAAGACTAATACATATCTTAGATCAAGAACGTATTGATGCTGATAAGAAAGTTCTTGCAGAATTAATCAATAAACACTTCCCTGATTGGAGAAGAGTTCTTAATGAGTGTCAAAGATATTCAGTAGGAGGAAAGATAGACAGTGGTATTCTTGCTCACTTTAGTGATGTGAGAGTGAATGATCTTGTTAATAATTTAAAACAAAAAGATTATGCAGAAGTTCGTAAGTGGTGTGTTAATAATTTAGATAATGATCCTGCAGTTTTAATGCGTAGGATATATGATAGTCTGTATGAATCTCTAATACCTGCAACCATTCCAGCTGCTGTATTGATTCTTGCAAAGTATCAATATCAGATTGCTTTCGTTGCAGATCAAGAGATCAATCTACTTGCCTGTTTAACAGAGATCATGGTAGAATGTAAATTCAAGTAAAACATTATGACTAACAAATTTATTAAAAGACGTGACAAGATCAGAGCACAAATGAAATCTAGGTTTTATTATTTGTTTTGGGGTGCAGCAACCATTTCTGTTGTAGGTGGACAATTGTATGTTGGAACTGGATATCGTCAGATGTCTAAATCTCTTGATGGACTTGTAGATGCATATGTCAATAGACCAAGAGTTATGCCTGTTCCAAACAGAGATTATGAAATGCCTATTATAAGATGAATCTAAGTGAAAGTGATGCTGCCTACGCAGCAGACCAATTCATCAATTACTTCTCAAACTTAGGACGTATTGATGAATATCTTCGTAATGTAAAATTAGATCGTATGTCAAAGATGCCGACATATCTTCCTGGCTGTGGGCCTGAAGAAGATATGTTTGATGCATTTGATATGCACCCAAACGACATGAACTTTAAAGTTTATGCTGCTGGAAATACTGATAGTTTCACAAATGAATATTTCAATGAGAGACTACAGATAACAACATCTCATTCGATTGAGAGTTCAATTCCTGGCAAGTCACTCAAGTGGATTGTCATGGAAACAAATACTAAAAAGATAGTTGGATTTATTCGTTTTGGTTCTCCTACTATTAATTGTAAACCTCGTAATGATTGGTTGGGAAGACCACCTGAGCTGAAGAGATTTAATCGTCATTCAATCATGGGATTTATTATCGTTCCCACTCAACCATTTGGATTTAATTATCTGGGTGGTAAACTTCTGGCACTATTATGTTGTTCTCATGAGGCTAGAGAACAGTTAAATAGTAAATATGGTTCAGATATTTGTTTGTTTGAAACCACATCACTTTATGGCACAACAAAGTCATCATCTCAATATGATGGATTGAAACCTTACTTGAGATACAAAGGATTGACTATGAGTGACTTTACTCCTTTGTTACATTATGATGTCTTTAAGGGATTAAACAAATGGTTTATCGAGAGAAACAACAACAAATTATTAGTCAAAGAGGACGCTTCGAGTCGCAAGTTAAAAACTCAACAAAAGATGATATCCATTATCAAAAAGAGCTCGTCTTCTCAAAAGGCTGCGGAATTTCAGACTGCAATTGTAAATGCAAAGAACCTCACTGAAAAGAAAAGAGTTTACTTCAGTGACTATGGATTTGCTAATTCTAGAGAAGTTATTCGAGGAGATACTGACAAACTAGAAAAAAATCCTATCAACTTTGATAAATTCTATCAAGAGAATCTCATCAAATGGTGGAAGAACAAGGCCTCTAAAAGATATGAAAGTCTTAAGTCCAGTGGTTCTCTTAGAACAGAATTAGAGGTTTGGACTAAAGATATGCACATCGACATCATAAGGTAACTACTCATGATCAAAACACTAATCACAGAATTTCCTTTATCAGACTTTCCTATCGAAAGAACTGTTACGGAGGAAAAGATTCGTAAGTACACATACACCAAAGAGGAAGTCAAAATTCTTCTTGAAGCTGCAGTTAAGGAAGCAGTTGATGAGGCACGGAGAATCGATAATGAGTCAATGGCAAAACATAATCGTGAAGCCACTGTCATCAGTATGATTCTTGGATTTACCACTCTTGCATTGTTTGTCGATGGATTACTAAGAATGTTAGGTATCATTCCACCATTCATGCATCTAGATGTAAACATTCTAGACAAAATAGAAACTGATATTATAGATAAGATAAAACAAGTCCCTATACAAAAGATATTTCAACAAGGTTTCCGATGAATGACACCAGCGTCTTTATATATTTTCTTTGTTTTGCTTGTCTCGCAGGGGCAACCTTCGCATACATGTATGCTATGATGACTTCAACATTAAGAGACTTTAATAGACAACAAGAGAGAAGAAATGTGCATCCAGAGATGTCAGATGTTCGATCTGGTGAAGAACTTTTAGTTTTCAAAGCACAAGATGAAGACGACGATGATGATGAAGGAGACGTTGTTATTATTAGAAAATAAATTATGAAAACATTTGATGATTCTAACTGGAGGGAGGAGTATAAATCTTATACAAGAAATAAGATGGAACTCGATCTTCTTGAACATGGGCCAAAGAGTTTATCTCAATCATGGCATCTCCAAGCACTGTATAGTAATTGGAAAAAAGTGAAAGGTATCACAGATCCCGAACCTTTAGATTTACAAACTAATTTCAAAGACTGGAGCGAGAAACATGACTAAACCAAACGACCTTTGGGATGATATGTCTATTCTAAACTCTCTATATGGAGAACTTTGTTGGGATAATGATGACCCTATAGAATTTATACCTGATTATGAAAATGATCAAATCATTGTGAAAAGAAAAAAATGGAATTAAAAGATTGGTTAAATTCAATCAACACAAATAAAAATAATTTGATTGATGAGGATCCTGATATTGAAAAACAGTATCCATCTTATATTATCAACAGATGTTTATCTGGACAGATAGATTCTGTGATGTTTGCGAATGAAATGAACAAACATCCTAATCTAGCAAAGAAGTTACAATATGACTTTTTTCTAAATAGTCTCAGGAAAAGGAAGAGATACTCTCCTTGGCTTCGTAAAGAACAAATTGAAAACCTTGAACTTGTTAAACAATACTATGGTTATAGTAATGAAAAGGCAAAACAGGTTTTGAACATTTTGACTAGAGAACAACTCTCGTTTATTCGAGATCGACTTGAGACTGGAGGTAGAAAGTGAATTCAATTGTTGAACCTGAGATTAGTTGGTCGCCAGACCAAATGATTGAGATTACATTAAATGAACCAGATGATTTTCTTAAGGTAAGAGAAACACTGACTCGTATTGGTGTGGCCTCAAGAAAAGAAAAAAAATTATATCAGTCTTGCCATATTCTACATAAACAAGGCAGATACTACATTGTTCATTTTAAAGAACTATTTGCATTAGACGGTAAGAGAGCTAATATCACAGTCAATGATGTACAAAGAAGAAACCGTATTATTCAGTTACTTTTAGACTGGGGATTGGTTTCTGTTGTTTCAACTGATAAAGTAAATGATATCGCACCACTCAATCAAATTAAAGTTATCTCTTACAAAGAAAAGAATGATTGGAATCTAGAAACTAAATACAACATAGGCAAAAGAAAAAAACCAGAGGAGGATTGAAATGGTTATTAAGATGGACAAGTCTCAAGAATTTATTAAAAGTGGTAAAAAGTTAATTAGTGAATATGATGGTGCAAATTTAGAGGAAGAATCTAAACCAGAACTTCTAAATGAAGGAACAGAAAAAAGATATAAAGAATACTGGGAATTATAAAGAACTGTTACTTTCCTAAAAATTGGTATAGATAGTTATGTGTTTAAATCAAAACAATCTATGCATAATCTCATATCGTTCAATAGTTTACGGCCTTGGATGAATGTCGAACATGAGACATCTCCAAATGATGCAGTTGATGACTACTTTGAATGTATTTCGGAATGTGATGTAAGGGATAAAACTTGCGTCAGCCATTGTAGAGTTCTGCTAGACTAGGGAGGAAACCGAAGTGTTGTTAGGGGGTTCACCACCCCTTATTTTTTTGCCTGCTGTTATAATTAGTAGTGTCGCCTTCGGGGACAAATTTACACTCGCTTACTTAAGGAGAACTATGAACTTACAAAGGTATCGTGCTGCAGATCTAGGAGATTTAATGGATCGCATCACAAAAAACAGTATTGGTATGGATACTTATTTCGATAAGTTTTTTACTGAATCCATAACAAACTATCCACCTTACAATCTAATACAAGTAAATAATACTGAGTCTCGTTTAGAGATCGCACTTGCTGGATTCAAAAGGGAGGAAGTCCATGTCTATACTGAATATGGAAAATTATTCGTTGAAGGAAAGAAAGAAAATAAGGAGCAGCGCTCGAAAGTGATTTTCAGCTGGTTTCGGCCCATCTCCGAGAGGAGCTCTCAGAAATAAAAGTTTAGCCTGAAGATATAATTTGTTTTTGTTAGTACAAATATGAAATCCAGCGCTGGAATTTTTTAGAGTACAGCTGTAGTAGATCTAGCGGCCTAGCGGACGAACGAGATGAGTGCTGACCAGGGCAGTGCGAAAGCGAAGCGAGGCCGCCCATCTTCCACCGAGCCGCCACGGCCGAAGTGCTCCTGGCCGAGCAGCTCCTGCAGGCAGGTGGTGGTATGCAACACGTGCATGAGATGTCAGAGGCACCCCTTGGTCGGAGGCTGCGTCGCATGCGATGCATAGAGGGCAGCAGTGGCAGCGCAAGCACAAGTACAGCAAGCAGCAGCCAAAGACGCGAGCCGCAGTAGCAAGCGAAATATCGGAAAGCGGAATTGGGCGGTGGAGGATCTGGAGCAGG